CCACAGTAGCATTGCTATCAGTGTCAGAAATGGTAGGATCACTATCCCCAGTGCTATCAGTGTCAATACCCCCACTATTTTCAATATCACTGAGAGCATCTGACTGAGCTTCCATCTCCTTGGATTCATCCACTTGAGATTTCTCTTCCTGCTCCTGTTGGCAGTAATTATATAACGCTTTTGCTGCTGCGATGGTGTCAGTAAAGGTCTCGGCATTTTGGATTAGAGTGATAATCTCCTTCTCAGGAGTTGAAAAAGGTATAGGAGTGAACGACCCAATCTTAAAATGTAGATTAGCCCGATCAGCAAGATTAAACTTATCAATATCTTCACCATCTATCTCGAAGAAATCATCATCATGCATCTCACTATAACCCCTATAGAAAGATTTGGCAATACCCATATACTTTCTCTTCATTAATTTCTCAATTCTTGCATCCTCACATACGTTTACAAAACTATGAGGAATATCCTTTGGGGGATCCTCATTTGGTGTGAAGAGTGCGTGTCCTACCTCATGTCCTACAAGCATATCATATACATAGTTGCTTGCTTTCTCCCAGAGTGGAAGAATCAATACACGAGTCTGGACATTAAACTGTGCTGTCTCAACGTGCTTGTGCTCTACTACAATGTCTTCAGTAGCAAGCAACTTTGCTAGTTGTGACTTGATTTCTTGCTGAACTGCCATGCTCGTTTTCTTTTGTATATACCTATAATACTAAAAAAACCCCCTCGATAGGAGGGGGTTGTGACACTTATTTGATTGGTTTTTGATTTTTAGAAGACATCACTACAGATTCTTCTACATACACTCGCGTTGTCATCACACTCTGTGAGGCACTGAAAATAATCATTCATAGCAGATTCTGTTTCTGATTCTTCTCTCTCCGATACGTTAGGATTCCAACCTGCTAATTGATTATAGGATACTAGATTGTGCATAGATGACTTCTCCATTGTTTAACATGAACACCATAACCAAAAGGTTTGGTTACATCTTGTTCTCCTCAAGTCTACTATTATTTAGTGAGAAAATCAACACAAACCCTACAATTTTTAACAAATATAAATGCCTACGCACTTATACCTAGCATCAAAAAAGCACCCTTGAGGAGTTTCCTCTTGAGTGCTTGTCGTCTTGCTTTTGCCTGACGTAATGCCTGTGGTTTAAGTTTTCGTTTGGGATCCTTCTTTGAATGATGGATCCAGTTTGGAACGTTCATTGTTCTACCAACCTACTAAATCCTTTGACTTTCTCAAATTTTAACATACTTTCAAACTTATCGTGCATATCTGGTTTATGGGATATGACAAAAATATTAGTGTCCTTGATCACAAACCTTATAATCTTTAAGAACTCTTCTGTTCCCATACCATCAAGTGAACTATCAAACACCTCATCCATTATAAGAAGATTAGTATTGACAGAATTCTTCATTCGAGCAACTTCTCTCCATGTAAACAGAAGTGCTAGATCAATTCTCATCTTCTCTCCTTCACTAAAAGAAGCATAAGAAAAATCCTCATGGATTGGGGACTGAACGGTTTCGTTAAATTCCTCATCAAGTGTGAAGTTGATGTAAAAGTCCATCTTCTGAAGATATCGATTGACTTGCTGATTTATCAGCGGTAGATACTTCTTAATGATTTTGGTCTTAACTCCACCGTCTCTAAGTAAGCTATATGCAAAATCATAATAGCTTATGGTGTCCTTCCTAGTTGATAATTCGGAGTATGTAGTTGTTAGTTTGTCCTTAAAGGTGGTTAACTTCTCATGCTCAGTATTTCTATCTGCAAGTTGTTCGGTAAGTTTTTGAATTTCCGATTCAAGATCTCTGATCTGCTGTTGACATCCAGAAATCCTAGTATTATTTTTAGAAATGCCATGTGTGAGTGTAGTAATCTCCTTTGATAAGTGGGTAAAGTGACGCTCTCGCTCTTCTTCCTCTTTAATTGCCTGTTCTAGTTCTTTATAACCAGATTGCAACTCCCTTGCTTTAGTTTGAGCGTCTTCGATTTTATTTATTCTAAACTCCTCCTCAATTGGTTGAGTACATGTAGGGCAAACAGTATTATTTGAAAAGAACTTATGCTCTTTAGTAATGGTTGTTACCTTATTGGAAATCTTACCTTTCAAGGTTCCTAACTCTCTTAATTTTTCTGTAGTACCCATTACTTTTTCTTGCTCTTTAAGCAATTCATCAACATCTCCTTGTATCAATTCGTTACGTTCTAAATGTGTTTCAACTTCAATATTTAATGTCTTAACTTTAGTATAATTATCATCTATTCTTCCTTTTCCTTGTTGTTCCAATTCTTCAATAAAGTTTTCTTGCATCTCTACTTTATCATTTAAAGATTCCTTTTTAAGTTGTAATGTTTTTATCTCCTCCCTAATTAATCTAATCTTATCTTTAATCAAATTATTCATAGAAGAAAATATCTTGATATCTAACAAATCTTCAATAACTTCTCTTCTATGAGAAGCAGTCAATTGCATAAATGGAACAAAGGCACTACTACCCAAGATAACAATCTGGGTAAATGATTTATAGTTCATCTTAAGAACATTAAGTTCCAACCATTTCTGCTGATCATTAGCAGAAGCAGATTGATCTAATAAATTACCATCCCTCCATATCTCAAATGTGTTTGGTTTAATACCTCTAACAACTTTCCAACTTGTAGATCCTATAGAAAACTCTACCTCAACTTTACAATCCTTTTCATTAACTGTATTAACTAACTGACCCTTACTAATTTTACGAAAAGGTTTATTAAACAAACTAAATGTAAGTGCATCTAATATTGTACTCTTTCCAGCACCATTTGTTCCTACTATTAATGTAGTAGAGTTTTTAGCAAATCTAGATTCTCCGTCAGTTTGAAAATTTATTTCAATGAATTGATTACCAGTTGATAAAAAATTCTTCCAACGAACTTTTTCAAATAATATCATGTCCAGTAGATGGTGGAACTACAATGTCATTTTGTGTAATAACTACATAATTGTAATCATGCAATTGACACGTTTTAATCATGACTTCATCTTCAACTTCAATAACATGCATTTCAGGACTTCCTTCATCTTCTAACATCATGGCATATCTAAGAGCATCATCTTCATTTTCAAAAAGATAAAGAATATGTTCCCCCTCATCATCTTGGACAGAATACGCTCCTTCATTTTCTTTTCCTTGAACTGTTAATATATACATCAAACTAACTCACATGCTTCTTGATATATCTCTTGTAAAACTTTTTGAACTCTTGATTTATCCAACTTAATTTCTGCTTTTTCAATATACCTATTCAATACAGAAATAGTATCTTCAGATTCAAATGCTTCAAACTCTTCTGCTTCTTGAATTGCAAAGTTTTCTACTACTTTAAGTTCTGCCACATTAGCAGCATATAATTTATCGATAAATTTTTCAAACTTAGTAATATCAGATTTCTGACGAACAATAACCTTTACTATTTTATTTTCTAAGTCTCTAGTATCAAATAATTGATAATCAGTATCCTTATAATAAACAATATGATGTAATCTATATGGATTGTTTATTGAAGTATGTTCAAATGTTTCCGTGTCCCAAAGATGAAAACCTCTTTCAGTATCATTTACATCACCCCAAAAGAACTCATATGGACTTCCTAGATAATTAATATTATCTTGAAATGATCTACAATGATAATGTCCAGAATATACTTTTTCAAATTTATCAAATGGAGTCTTCTCCATACCATGTTCCATAAAATGACCAGCAGTAGCTTTAAACCCATTTAGTTCCAAATGTCCCATCACCACTTTACAATCAGATTTTTCAACTTTTTTAAAAGTCCTTTCTTTATTATCATTATTAATCCAAGGAACAAAAAGAACTTTTGTATCTCCTAATTTAACTTCTTCCGTTTCTGCATATATTTTTACATTATCATACTCTCTCAATAACAAATCTACTGCATTAATATCATTAGTATTTTTATAATATGCTGTATGATTACCAACAATAGTATGAACTGTACATCCTAATTCTTTAAGTCTATCAAAATAATTATCCTTTGCCCATGCCAATGCATTAAAATTAATACCTGTGCGATTATCGAAAGTATCTCCCATATCAACAATCGTAGTAATTCCTTCCTTCTCTAAAAAAGGAAAGAACACATCATTATAAAACTTCAAGAAGTAATCATGAAAAAGTTTAGAGTTTTTTCGTGCTCCGAAGTGCTGATCCGTTATGATTGCAATCTTCATTAATTACGAAGTTTTGAGTGTACAGCATCCTTGATGGAATTATAATCCGAATAATTAGATCCGTCAATATTATTGTTATCATCAAACACTTCATTATAACCAGACTTCTCAATAATCTTATTCTTAATTTCTAACTGACGTTTCTCTCTTTGTATTCTGCGGAGAAATGCATAATGTATAATCTGCGTAAAGTAAGCAAAAGGATTTTTGGATTTCTCAGGATTAAAATTATGTATGTATTGAACGCAATTTTCTATTCCATCAGAAATCATGTCCTCCTTGAACATGTAATTTACGAAATTAGGTTTAAATGATAAGTGATTTGCAATCTTTAAAAAACACTCACCAATGTATCTTGGAATAACAGGTTTAGGTTGATCCCTAATCTTTGCTATCTCAACATCTTCACGATACTTAATTAAAGCAGCAAGAAATTCCTTATTATTTACATAATGTTCCGATCTCTTACGTTTTGCCATAGGTCGAATTATTCCCATAGGTTTTTGTCCCTACTATGTAGATATTATAACACTTCTACAAATAGTTGACAAGGTATCAAAATTCTTGTACAATAACTCTGTCAGGGGTTAAGGGATACTACTCTTTAGGTTCTTTGGAATCTAATTTAAATATTTTTTCTAGATTTTCTTTCGCATCATTTACGTTAGATATATATCCCATTCTTCTATTAAGTTTGTGTTGATGATGATATTCTCTTTGAAAATCTCTAAGAAAATGTTGATACATATGAATCATTTCCATATCAGAAGATTCTGATAATGTTATAACTCTATCCATATTAATAATAAACATATCTTCTCTAGTAGTTTTTAACCAAGGTTCTACTTTATATCCAACTAGTCCACCTTTATTTTTTATTTCACTAACAGTTACAGGAGCATGAACAATTAACATAGTCCTATCCTCTTCTTCAGAAGCAGCTACCCGTGCGAATATCTCTTCGCCAGAATTTAATTTTATTGTTGCATAAAAGTCGTCTTCAATTCCCATCTTTTTTAAGTTGTACTGTGACTATTTCATAGTTAAAATTTTCTTCATTGTAGATTTTAATTCTTTCAATAAAATGATTTAGTGTGTAATTTTTTCTAGAATTGTAAGTGCAATCATCTGATATATCATATAATGTTGCCTTTACTTTGTTACTAGCTTTCCTAAGTATGCGTCCAATGCTTTGGAGATTTCTAATTCGTGATTTTGACGGTGAGGCAAAGATAACATTATGGAGGTTTTTAATATTAATGCCAGTACTAAATGTTCCATATG